CAGGTGAATTATGGGAAAACCCTTTGACGTTAGTAAGTTCCGCAAGGAAATTACAAAAAGTATTGACGGCCTTTCGATAGGCTTTAACGATCCAACAGACTGGATCTCAACAGGCAACTATGCTTTGAATTATTTGATCAGCGGCGACTTCAACCGTGGCATTCCTTTGGGCAAGGTCACTGTGTTTGCTGGCGACTCTGGTGCAGGTAAAAGTTATATCTGCTCTGGTAACATTATCAAGAACGCACAACAGCAAGGTATCTTTGTGGTGTTGATTGACAGTGAAAACGCACTGGATGAGGATTGGCTCAAAGCATTGGGCGTTGACACCAGCGAAAGCAAATTGCTAAAATTGAGCATGGCCATGATTGATGATGTGGCCAAAACAATTTCCACATTCATGAGCGATTACAAAGCCCTAGATGCCAGCGAGAGACCCAAGGTCATGTTTGTAATTGACAGTCTGGGTATGTTGCTTACACCCACTGACGTAAACCAGTTTGATGCAGGCGAAATGAAAGGCGATCTTGGCCGCAAGCCCAAAGCTCTCACTGCTTTGGTGCGTAACTGTGTGAACATGTTTGGTTCATACAACGTGGGCTTGGTTTGCACCAATCACACATACGCAAGTCAGGATATGTTTGATCCGGATGACAAGATCAGCGGCGGCCAAGGTTTCATTTATGCCAGCTCAATTGTTGTGGCCATGAAAAAGATGAAGCTGAAAGAGGACGAAGATGGCAACAAAGTTTCGGACGTAAACGGTATTCGTGCCGGTTGCAAAGTTATGAAAACACGCTATGCCAAGCCCTTTGAAGGTGTGCAGGTCAAAATTCCTTACACAACAGGCATGAGTCCATACTCGGGTCTTGTGGACTTGATTGAAAAGAAAGCCATGCTCAAACGTGAAGGCAACAGTCTGGTGTTTACCACAAGCGACGGAGAAATTATCAAGAAGTTCCGCAAAGCATGGGAAAAGAATGATGATGGTTGCTTGGACAAGGTCATGGCAGACTTTGGAAACCAGAAAGCCGAGGTAAGTACGCAGGAGGAAACAGTAGATGAGTGAAGCAATAGCAAGTGAAATTTGGGGCGAACTCAAGCGTTTTGTAAACACAGTAGATCGTGCCGAAGCAGCCGAAACTGTGATTCAAATCTTGATGGATAATGATTCAGACGTGGAAGATATTCGCGAAGCTTTCAAAGGCGACGCAGACATCAAACGTGCGCTGACCTCATACCTTGACAACGACAAGGACTATGTGGAAGACGAAGAAGAGCCCGAAGACGAAGATTATAACGAAGACGAAGACTGGGAAAACTAATGTCTGATCCAAAACTTACAGATTACTATTGTAGTCAAAAGTTTTGGTGGCTTTCTGTAGATCTGGGAAAGTTTCAAACTTCTAGCTGTTGTGCGGCAACACCTCAACGACCAAATATAAATTGGTTGAAACAAAATCCTGGACAACTATTTAACACGCCTGAGCTTGTGAGTGATCGTCAATCAATGCTTGATAGTGGTGCACTGATCAGTTGTAAAGATAATTGCTGGATCCCGGAATCACAAGGCCTGCCTAGTAGACGATCAAGCATGGGCAGCCAGGATAGAACACATTTGAAATTGATCAACGATCCCGAAGTTTTAAATATTGTGATAGGATCTGATTGTAATATGACCTGTGTGTATTGTTGCAAAACTCACAGTTCGGCATGGTCACGAGATGTTGCTACAAAAGGATATCCGGTCACAATTGCCAGTGACAGATTCACAATCAATGACAGAGACCGGCTGGTATCATCTGTAGGACAAAAGCAATTGAAGTTGTCATCTGTATGGCAGACAGTTTTGGATGAAACTATCAAACTGTATCAAGCACCGGGATTGCGTGAGATATCAATCACCGGCGGCGAACCATTTTTATATTTAGATTTGGCACGATTAGTTGCAAATATACCCGATCATATATCTGTGTCCATTTGCTCAGGACTTGGAGTGGATGAAACTAGATTTGCAAAAGAACTAGAAAAATTGCCCAACAATATCACTATAGCGATCAGTGCAGAAAACATTGGACCGGCCTATGAGTTTGTACGCTATGGCAACAGTTGGAAAAGATTCAATACCAATCTTGACCAGTTAAAATTACAAAAAATTGCCTACAAATTCTCTTCCACGGTCAGTAATCTTACTGTGCCCGGTCTACCAGATTTTGTTGATTGGGCGCAAGATGCTCACATAAGTTTCAATTTGTGCAATGATCCAGATTTTTTATCAGTTGCAGTATTGGATGCTAATACCAAAAAATTATTGCATTCAAAATTAAACAAAGTGCCTGATTTTGTGTTAGAGGCAATGGATCACCAACCCAGTGATCAGCAGATACATAATTTTAGGGCTTATGTAAAAGAATTTGGTCGCCGTAGGTCGTTGACTACTGCGGTATTCCCTAAAACATTAGCAGATTGGATTGAACAATGAAAAATACAAAGGTTAAAAATGTGGTATAGCCGCGTGGTTGCTAGCCTTGGTGCTATCCCAGACTTTATAAGCCACTACGAGCGCGAGCTCGACGATGCCAAAAAAGACTGTAAAATTTACGGCATAGTGGAAAAGAATATCACAGCCTTGCCCGGCATTACCGAACACAGATTCAACCAACTTCAAGAAATTGAAGCGGTGTTGAACTATCTCAACATCCAACTGCGCAAGATACGTAGAAAACATTTTCAGAAGTATCTGGAAGCGTATGCTCGTGCGTTGACATCGCGGGACGCTGAAAAGTATGTGGACGGCGAAGACGAAGTAATTGACTACGAAACTATCATAAACGAAGTGGCATACCTGCGCAATCGCTGGCTGGGCATTCTCAAAGGTCTGGATACCAAACAGTGGCAAATGGGACATGTGGTCCGGCTAAGAACTGCAGGTATGGAAGACATTCAGGTGTAAATACCTGCATGAAAATTGCACTTGTAGAAAATATCAAAAGGACACCCAAATGAAGGCAGGAAAAATTTGGGGACAAACAGAATTACTCGAAGCTAATGGTGTGCTAGAATTTCACAGGATCGAAGCTGTGGCTGGCGGAGTTTGCTCCAAGCACAAACACAAGTTCAAGTGGAACGGATTCTATGTTGAGTCGGGCAAACTGTTGATTCGTGTGTGGAAAAACGGATATGACCTGGTAGACGAAACCACACTGACTGCTGGACAATATACCAAGGTAGCCCCTGGGGAATATCATCAATTTGAAGCAGTAGAAGATACTGTGGCATTTGAATTGTACTGGGCCGAATTTGATCACAGCGACATTGAACGAGAAACTGTAGGCAAACTCAAGTCATGACATATAAAGTTTTTATCGGCTGGGATTCTCGAGAAGCTGAAGTGGCCGAAGTATGCAAACACAGCATATTAAAACATGCATCCTCTCCGGTTCAAATTGTGTTTTTAAAACAGAGTGAATTGCGAGAGCAAGGAATTTACACAAGAGATACAGATGTGGATGGTGCCACGGAATTCACATTCACGAGATTTTTGGTGCCACATTTGTGCAAGTATCAAGGATATGCATTGTTTGTTGATTGCGATTTTTTGTTTGAACATGACATAGTAGAATTGTTTCGACAACATAAAAATCCATACGAAAGTGTGAGTGTGGTGCAACACGAAAACTATACTCCTACCACAGCAACCAAGATGGACGGAAAGGTACAACATCAGTATCCAAGAAAAAATTGGTCCAGTTTGATGCTGTTTAATTGTTCGCATCCTGAAACACAGACACTGACTGCCGATGTGGTAAACACACAGACTCCACAATTCTTGCACAGATTTGAGTGGACTGGCGCACTTGGCTCAGTTGATAAATCATGGAATTGGCTGGTAAACTGGTATCATGAGCCCCAAGATGGTCGGCCCAAGGCCATACACTATACTGAAGGCGGTCCGTGGTTTCCTGACTATGTAAAAACCGAATATGGCGCCAATTGGTTGCTGGCAAAAAACGAGTGTATTGACTCTACCAAAGCATCAACACCGCCACCTCCACATGTGTTGGATCAAGTGGTACCCGAAATTCGAGAGATATTTGATAATGTGTTAAAATATCGTGTGGACCCTGCAGGATCCACATACGGCATCACACTGCAAACACTTGGTCAGCAGCTGGCAGCATTGCCGGTCAACAACATTGTGAGTACCGACAGCGAATATAGATATGAAAGAAAAGGACACATGTACGATCCCATCCTACAAAGTTTTGTTCAAGGTGCTGGCGGCCAAATCAGCACTTGGTCACGAGAAGAATTCACACCAACACCGGTAGTGTTGCGTGGCATTACCAAACGCAAACAAATGCAGGCCTGTAGAGATACCGGCAGAGATTTCTACTACATTGACACAGGATACTTTGGCAACGGCAAGAAAAAAACATTCCATCGCATTACCAAAAACGATGTGCAATGGTTTGGACCTGTTGTGGATCGTCCCTGGGACAGACTTGAAAAAACCAACGTCAGACCGCGCAAGATGCGCACAGGAACAAACATTCTCATTGCACCGCCCAGTCAAAAACTGCTGAACAACTATGACATCATCCTGGAAGACTGGCTGGCCAATGTACAAGAAGAAATCAAAAAGTACACTGATAGACCTGTGGTCATAAGGACCAAACAAGGTCGTAGTACCAGAGTCAATGACGATACCATGGAAATGGCCCTGGATCGTGATGTGCATTGCTTGATCACATTTTCCAGCATTGCTGCTGGTGAAGCATTGCTGCACGGAAGACCTGCAATCACACTGGGTCCAAATGCAGCAGCACCTTTGTGCAGCCAGAATTTGAGTGAAATAGAAAATCCACGCATGCCCAGCTTAGAAGAAGTGGAAGCCTGGGCAAGACACATAGCCTATTGCCAATTCACAGAAGTGGAAATGCGTGACGGTACGGCCTGGCGAATTCTCAACGGCGGTTGATGTGGCAGACGTAGTTGTTTATGTTTCCAGCGTGGCCAATGCAAAAAAGCACTTGCGCAAAATAGCGTGTCTTGAAAATTTTGCTCAAGGAGTTAGAGCAACTGGACACAATGTTGTGGTAGACTGGGACTATCATTATCAACCAAGCCGCCTGGCAGTGATACTGGGATGGGCAACAACAAACACTGGTGGTAGAAATATAACATTGCGAAAGCAGATCATTGCTGAACAGCAACGTCACGGATTGCATACCATGTGTGTTGATGCCAGCTGTTTCAAATACCTAGACGACGCCGGAACCTATCTGCGTTACAGTCTTGGCGGGCCTTTTTACGATCGTGCTGAGTACGCCAATCACAACAGTGATTGTGTTAAATGGCAAGAGATCCAGCACAATTTACAAATACAGATGAAACCCACACGCATTGTTGATGGTTACATCTTGATTGGCATGCAACGCGATGGTGGATTCAGCATGAAGACTTTGAGCCCTATTGCATGGTTGATTGATAAAATACAAGAAATTAGACAGTATACTGATAGAAAAATAGTCATACGCCCGCATCCAGGCAAATTTGACATGGAGGACTTTGCACAGTTTTGTCATAAAAAATATGCCAGGCAAAATGTCAGGGTCGTAAATCCGTTGGAGTCTACCCTGACAGAAAATTTACAATCAGCACATTCAGCGGTGTTCTTCAACAGCAGCGCCAGCGTGGCTGCTGTGTTAGAAGGGGTACCGGTGTTTGTAGACGATCCCAGTGCAGTCACGTGGGCAGTGGCACAGCATGATATTTCTCAAATTGAATCACCACAGGTGTTTGTGAAAGACCAATGGATGCAAGATCTGGCTGCTGCACACTGGAGCGACGAAGATGGCCGCACAGGGCGCATCTATCAAAAGTTTATGCCTTTTTTACAGTAACATCATAGTTGTATCCCACAACCTCGGTCCACTTGTGGCTCTTGTCAACAACAGAGATATTTTCTGACACAATTGTGATGTCCATATTGGCCAGCAACTGTTTGCGCCACCACTCGGGCAACTCCACAATCAAATGAGCATTGCGCCCATCAGGCAAATATTTTTTTGCAGGATAACATGCAATTCTGAACCAACCGGCCACAATTATTTTGTCTCCGATCATGCGCAATGTTTCTGCCAGATGCTGTGGTTCAATGTGTTCAAACACATCTGCGCTGACCACAGCATCAAACGATCTAGTTGGCATGACATTGTGATCTGTGTTTCCTGGGTCGTATCCTTCTGCATGCATGTTGGGATAGGTCTCTTTTATGCTTGCTATCAATGCACCGTGACCACATCCAAAGTCCAACACACTGGTGGGTTGATATTGGTCAAGAAATGGCTGCACACTTTTTAAATTTTTAGCGCCGCCGTTGCGAAATTGCCCGCGCTGGTGCATGGTGGCCAATTGAGATTGATATTGTGGATCTATGATCATCTGTGGTTTACCTCTATGTATTCATACTTACCATTGAATGTATCTGGTACATCTTGCCAATCTCCACTCAATTGATGGTCGAGCCATTGATCGTAGTATGGACGATCTTTCCACCACCAGAACAAGTCACTGGACGTCCAGTTTTGATAGTAACTGCGAAAGAATTCACGTGTTCTGGGCAATTGAAAGTGAGCAGGATCGTACATGCTCTTTTTGCCCTTGGCTTCGCGTTGAAAGTTTACACCAATAAAACAAAACTGTTGAGCATACGATTCCAAACGTTCACGCACCCAAGACATGTCTGCATCGGGGATACTGTTTAACACTTGAGTACAAATAACGCCATCGAATCGAGTGCCTTGTGGAGGCAGTTGTTCAAATCCTGCCACACAAGGATCGTAGCAATACACAGTAACGCCAAGATACTCGTCAAATGTTTTCCATTGGCTCTCGGGTAGCTCAACACCGGCACCGCCACCATATGGTAATCGTTCTTTGTACTGTAACCCTTTGCCACATCCGTAGTCCAGGATAGTTCGAGCACCATATCGATCCACAAGATCTTTGATACACTTTTGATATTTTACAACATCGTACCCGGTCCAGCTTTTGTTGGTCTCTTGAAATTCGCGTCCCA